ATTGTGTGGCCCGAAACCTATAGGTCTCGGAACTCTTTGTATTTAAGTGATTAAGTATTTGGAGGTATATAGTTTACGCTCGATGGTAAGATAAAATGATGAAATGTGAAAAGTTTCTGAAATTTTATTAGTTTACCGCGCTAGGCTCCTTCGTAGGAACGGAGAAAAGCTGTCGGAGGGTCAAGGACTTTTATTGAAATAGTATAATTGTTTAAGATCTTATCCTACCTCTAGCTGAGAACAGCTTTAAAGGCATAGCAGGGCTATAAATTTCACAGGTCCAGAAGGGCTACTGTTGAAAGTTAGGATTAAATAGTGTAAAATAAAAATATGTAAAGACTATTTATGAATAATTTTACCAATGGAGCCCATTAAAATCTTTATAGTTAAATACTGTTGGGTCCTTACTAGGTACTTCAAGACATTGAAGAGACGTAAAGATATCTCTGTATTTTTCATATGAAGCATATCTATGTGGTGTTGAAGCCACGTAGAACCCTGGATCTGCCTCTTCTCCGTAAGGAGCGAGAGAAGGCTGGATGCACTTAAGGCTCTTAATATAAGTATATATCCTAGATATGTTCTGATTTATTATTACGTCTTCCGTGTTAACCACTCCTAGCCCCGTGAAATTTACTTCGGCGTCAAGCCTAGAGAGAGAGTCTAAAACAGACTCCCACTCTTTAAAGCTTGGCCTCGTTGGGGAAGGCCCATTCCAGAAATAGGATTGTCTATTTACATGAGGCACATACGCGTAATCTCCTCGGGAGATTACGTGGTGTAGTACCGTGTTATAAACATCCCCTATCACGGAAGTGTAGTTATTAGCAGCGATATGTTTCACCTTCTTTATAGCGGTGTTAGCCAATACGAAGAGGTACTTAGAAGTATATAAGTTGAGTTCTTCGAACTCTTCATCATTATACTTAAAAGTCCTATCTTTAATTGACTGCTCGCTTAAAGGATCGGACCCATTATATTCATACTGGTCTATGTTCTGATGGAAATCAGAATTCAATAGCTCCCATTTGTCTATAATGGACCCCAGAGTAGAGAAGATGCTATGTATGATGGCGCCCCTCTTACAATTTTCGAGCAGACTTGGGTCCGCTCTAAACGTTATAAGTAGGGGATCGCAATTAAATAAATCCCTAAAGCTTGCTTTCATGGATTTATTTATTAACATACTAGCAGGGCTTGGATACATCTCGGAGTATAGGTAGAGCGCCTTGATAATATCAGGGTAATCTCTCCTACTTTTCCGTATGTAGTCCATAGGTATCAATGTTTCAACACCTCTCTCCAATAGATGTTTAGCGACTTCGAAGAGCCCGAAAGGGTTCTCGTAGGCTGCTCTACAAATATTGGCAGAGATTCTAGACACATCTTGTCCGTAATTTAAATTCCTCGAAACGTATTCACCCACATAATTACTATGTGAAGTCGTACCTTTCGTCTTATTTAAATTAATTTCAAGACCGATCACTTTAGTATAATAATCAAATATTATACTATCGGGATCGTAGCACCAAAGATCATCTCCAACTTTGTTAAAGAGGATGTTATCCTCATGTACAAAGTTACGAGTTTCCGAAGTAGGGATGCCATAATATAATTCATATAGCATCTCTAAAAGGATGAGATCTGTAAGTGTTGCAATGTCAAAAGAACCATTGGTACCCATTCCTTGACCCCGTCCGTATCGGACGGGACCTGTCTTTATGCCCGCTACCTCCCACTCACACATCACCC